TGGTCGCAATCGTCATAGCCTGCCCCGTCAGAATTGAAGTCTAAAGACCAAGCGGCCCTCAGTTGTTAGAACGGGGGCGGGAATGCCACCCATGTTTTCGATGTGGCCTACGCAGTCGTTAGGCATTGGATTTGCTTGGATAAAGTCGATAATGCGCTGCGCGGCATCTTCTGCGGCCGTGTTGTCACCCTTAGCGCCGATCACCTCAACAGTGACGTAATACTCAGAACCTAAGTCATTTCGTATAGCAGAGCCGCCAGACGGCCTGAACACAATGAACCCATCTGTTAGCTTTCCCGTATCAGTCCACAGCAGGCGCTGCACAATAAAACCGTCAGTTAGCTCGGCACCGATCATCAAGTCACGAACGCGCAGATACATAGCTGGCGTCATAACTGCATCTCCTTCTTAATAATCGCATCTCGCTGCTCGCTTGTATCCTCAAAGCCCTTAGTTAAGAACTCTTTCTGAGCTGTTGGCCTGCGGAACGTCTGATGTACGTTAGGGTCATGAACAAAGACGGCGTAATTAGCAGAGTAACCAACACGCCCGGTTATCCTTGTGCCATTCACTGAAACATCTCGAAACTGCGAATTAATAAGGGTTGATGTGTCGATTGGTGTGTAAATTGCAGCTTGTGACCCGCCGATTAGCAATACAGAGTGAATGGCTCGCATTGCTTTGCGTCCGACAATATCGCCGACAACACTATTTAGCTTTGCCTGAGCCTGCCGAATGCCTTTTACTTTCACGCCCATACTAGACTCCGGTAATTATCGCGTAGTCGTCTGCAATGCGGTCGAATGTGTCAGCGTATCGAATGACGTGCATTACCTCGTCAGCGCCAGCGTAAGTAGGCCGGGGTGTGGATGATGGGCCAATCAGGATGTAATCGCCCTTCTTCGCGTCCGGGAACTCAGTCCAAAATGTGTTCTTGACGTTAATTTCAACGCCAATATCACCAATCTTGGCCGTTGCATCTCCGCCGTAATCGCACATGATTTGCACCGGTTCGGCAAAGCCAAGATCATCACCATTTTCGGCAAGTCCAAGGCGCTTCCAGTAGGTAGCAATGGACGTGTAACTCCAGTTTGCCGCTGCGCTCATGATAGGTAATCCTCATACTGATTTGGGCAGCCTGGACAATTTGGGCACTTATCGCAATCTGGATTTTCTTCCTTCTGCTCTTTTTCTTCTGCCACGCTAACCCCTCACAACTTTGAACTGGACGATGCCACCACCGCTATCTATTGGAAGAGAGTCAGTGCAACCTGACACATCCAATTTCAACAATGCAGAGCGCAGAGAAGCCCTGCCATCGTCAAAATATTTAAATGACCGGGATGCGCCAGAAGGCGAGGATTGTGATGCAATCTTCCGAACATCGGACGAGGCAAGCATTAGTACGACCGCATAAACCTTTATCAATAACTGGTCGCAATCGTCATAGCCTGCCCCGTCCAGACAGGCATCAATCGAATTTACCTTACTCAGATAGGCGTCAATGATGAAATCAGGAGCCTCATAACCAAGCGCAGATAACTGCTGTTTAACCTGCGCTACCGTTATCTGCATTGCCATGATTACTCCTTACTCTTTAGCTGCCTTGCCCTGTGGTGGGGGAGTTGCCGTGCCGCTAAGTACCGCCGCAAAAGGAACTTGCTTACGGTCAAACACTCGAGCCCAGTTGGCAGCATCAGCCATGTTTGTATAGCTTGGTGTTTTGCTCGGATCACCCTCACCCTTCCAGCTAAATCCGGCCGGTTGAATAATGTAAGTGTTTCGCTCCCACAGCACCTCGGCACCACCACCATTGCCGCCATCAGGCTTGCGCTGAAGCTCAACTGGAGTGTGCGGGCTGCCCATGCCGTAACCAAACGCACCAGAGCCGAAGAACACAGAAAGGTAGCGCCCATCAGCCGCTTTTAGGCTGTCATCCATAAAGATTGGCTTGCCGAGGTAAGTGCGGAGGATGATTTGACCGGTGGAATCTCGCAGGTATTCGATCAGGTCTTGCTCGGCCATCTGCTTCATAACAACGGAATGAACACCCAAGGCAGAGAATCCATCAGCCGCATCGCCTGCTGTATATGCTGCATCAATGAAGTTTTGAGCCTTGATGCTACCGCTTTGCTCGATAACCATATCGCCGTTGTTGTTGGCGATGTTCGATGCAATGATGCCGCGAGAAGCGCCAATCAAGTAGCGTTGCCACTGGCGAGTCCAGTATGTGCCGAAACGGTTACGAATCTGAGTCATTGGGTCGCTATTTGCCAGTTCTGACGCCAAGTCAGCAACACCATAACCTTTGTTAAGGTACAGGGTTCGCGCTGTCATGCTTCCCTGGGTTGCTTTGCCAACCGCGCCAATTTGGTCAGGGTCATCGGTAGATGCGTTTGGTGCCTCATCTGCGTCCAAATCCTGCCAGTAGCTAATTGTTGCCGTGCCCTGTCCGTTTTTAGCGATCTCATCAAGTGCAGGAAGGCGAGTGATAATGCCAGAATTATAAACAGCGGTTTTTTCCGGGCTGTTTACCGGTGCGATGGTTTGGTAATAATCGCTGATAAAAATGTCAGTAAGACGTGTAGATGCCATGCGGCGTTACCTCTTTATTGATTTTGAGTTGCTTGGAGGCGTTTGAATTCCTCGGGATTTTCTCTGAATAGCTGGATACGTTCAGCTTCGGAGTAGTCACTCCATTTTTTGCCGCCGCCGCTGGCGAAGGGCTGGCTGCCGATACCACCAGTACCGGAAGCCTTACTACCAATAACAACTGGCGCAAAAAGCTTGTTGTTACGGAATTCTTTTTCTAGGTCTTCAAGAGTTGCCGCCGATGGCTTGCCCTCCGCGTCAATAACCCTCGTTTTCCCATCCTCAACAATGAGTCTCGTTTTGATATGTGGAGTGATAATTTCCGCGCCATCTCCAGCTAATTTTGTTGCCAGAGACTGAGCTACGTTATCTACCAGGAGGGTTTGAAGCCGCTTTTCATGCCCGCTAATTGTTGATAGCAATTCGTTTTCACGGGCCGTTAGCTTTTCTTTCCAACTTTTTTCCAATGACTCGATATCACCACTTTTACGGGCCTGTTCTTCTGCTGCTTTCTTTGCTGCCTCTTCTGCAGTCCGGCGCTTCTCTTGCTCCGCTTTCTTCTCGCCTAACAGCTCATCAACCTTTTTGCTCAGGCCGCTAACATCTGGCAAGCCGTCAATAGCCAGTTGGTATCCATCGCCACTTTCTGAGTACAGCGTTTTTTGCTCATCTGTTAGCGCGTCAAATTCTTCTTTGGTGACTTTAAATTTAATGGTCATCTATAACCTCGGGTTAGATGTTGCGACCTCAGATCGCAGGCAATAAAAAACCCGCTCAATGGCGGGTTGTGCATTTGTAATATAAAGACTGCCTAGCAGGCTGATATGATTTAGTACTTTTCAGCCAACTTAATAGCCTTTAGATATGTATCTTTTCTAGTCTGAGGGAGCTTAACAGACTCCCACTTCAGTGCACTCTTAAATGCGGCAACATTTGAGTCAGGCGAAGATGATTGCATTCCTCGCAGATGAATCATGGCTTTTTTTACCAGTGCCTCAAGTCTTTCTGAGATATCCTCGCCAAACTCAAGTTTCACCGCCAGTTGACCAACATCCTCCGAGTATTGTTTGAATGGGCCGTCAGCCTTTTCATTAATCATATCATTCCCTATTTCATGTATAAAAACACAGCATAGCTCATGAGGCATTAACATGCATCATAGACCAGCCCTCTCAAAAGCATCAGGCGCGGCCTTTTTCATATCGTCGAGGGTCATCGGCTTAAAGTTTTTATGAAGTTGCAACTTCGCAAACTGCTCAGGAGTTAGGCCGCCATCCCGGAACAACTTCCCTCTAGTTGGCCCAAGAATGATGTCCTGACGCTTTGCTGATTGTCGATCAAGCCACTGGTAATAGGTTTCCTCACCATAAACAGAATCACCCGGAGCATCCTGCTTCATCATTGAGCGGAAGCGCTTATTTATCACAGGTAGCATTCTAGAACGGCAGCGGATATGCAGCGGTGGCCTTGGCCCCTTTCCGACAGGGTAAGTGGTACCATCCAGAGATCGGCAAAGCATTGATGTTTTGTTGTCTAATAGCGCCGCGAACTCTTCCTTGTCAACGATATCTTGGTTTTCCATGTAAAACTCAACAGCAGACATGCTATGCGCATGCTGAAGCGATGTTTTAGCTATCGCATCATAGTCGAGCACCACTTTACCGATAAGGGCACCAGCGCCGTAATTAGATGCACTTCCGTTGATTGACGCTTGCAAATCGCTAACGGTGCCATTACTAGCAAATACCCTAACAACTTCATTAGTTGCTTGAGTGGCAGCCATTACACCCCAC